AATCCCGCCGCCGTCGGGCACACATTCGGTGGTGATCTGGCACGCGAGGCATCCACTCTTGCGACATTCTCTACAGCATACGGTGGAGGAGAGTGGGGGAATCAGCAAGCCCTGCGCCTTTATGCAGAATCCCACCAGACCGCCAAAGAGCACCCCGACGTGGATAAAGAGAATGAGCGTGTCGCGGCAAACAGCGTGGCAGGTTACACCATTGATAACGTCCCCTCAGGCAACTATGGGACGACAGATATAGCTGACCTCGGATTGCCCTGCAACCAGTTCGTCGCCAGTGATGCCACGAAGATGTGGAAAGCACAGCTCAATGCGGGCATGGCGCAGGACACCGTGCAGCACAACATCAATGAGATGTTCCGCCAGAATTACACCACCTACCATTGGGGCATTTATCCGAACAACGTCACCTACAACATGGAGACAGACAACAATGCCCATTGGTTTGCACAGGCACTCGACCAAGCGATTTATGACACATGCAAGGACGGAGGAGGCAGCATAGATTATGCAGCGACAACGATCTGCTACAACCCCGCCGCGAACACCTTCACCTTTTCGTCTCCCACCCTTGGTGTCTCCCAGTCGTACACACAAGACCAGCTGCGTGGGATTGCGAAACAGCTCTACGCCGACAGCCGAAAAGGCGACAGTGGCAGCAGCGGAGCGACAGACCTAGATAAGGACGCCATCAATGCACAGCGTCTCGGGGAGACAGGATTCCTCGGTATGGATGAGCTTGGCGGAATGTAAAGGAAAGGAGAACCATGTTTAACGACAATGAATATAATGCCCGCAAGACGTGGGGCTTCCTCACCCAAGGCTTAGGCCTTGACGACGTGCGGGCAGCCGCCATTATGGGCAACTTCTCTTGGGAATCCCATTTCAACACCGACGCTGTATCGGGGGATGGATATGAGAGCCTCGGTATCGCACAGTGGACATTTGGACGCAAGGATGCCCTTCTTGCCCGTGGAGGTGAGCCCACCGACATAGACAACCAGTTAGGGCACTTTGGGGATGAGGTGGCAGAGGGCGGCGCACGTCGCTACGCCTACGACAGCCTCCTAAATAATGGGGGCAATCTGGAAGAGCTCACCGAAGATTGGTGCAACAAATTTGAGACACCAGACCCAGAGTATGCACATCTGAGCGACAGAATCGAACGCGCCTACTTTTATCTAAATGCGTTCGGTGGGGGAAAAGGCCAGACCTTCACAGGCAGTTTGATGGATGTCCTCGCCCCTCTCCATGCACAAGCATCCCACTATGCCATGGATGGGGAGATGGTAGAGCCTGTCACGGATTACAGCTTCACACAGCCCGTTCAGACAGCATCAACCATCGAAGCCCTCGCGACAAACTTCTGGGACAGCGTCACAGAGAGCGGCATCGCCAAAGCCCTTGAGTACGCATGGGGCGGCATCGACCACAGCGGCAAATGGTGGTTTGAAAAGAAAGACCCCGTCACCCAAGAGGACATCGACTACGTGGCGAACGCCCTACCGAATGACAAAACAGCTCAGCAGTTTGTCTTGCTCAATGGACGCGACAGCGAAGAAATCCGCTGGCTCGTCAACCAGCAGCTTGTAGAGCAGAACCGCAAAGCACTCGTGGAGAAGTGGCGACAGGAGAATGAAAGCAGCATCGCAGGTGCTCTCATGTACGCGGCTGGCGGTGCGGGCTACATCGTAGACCCGATGAACCTTGTCCCGCTGGGCAGCGCTGTCAAAGGAGTGCAGATGCTTGGGCGTCTTGGCGGAGCTATCCGCAACGTCGGCAAAGCCCGTGAGATCGCAAAGATTGCAGGACAGGCAGCCTACACCTTGGCAAAAGGAAATGCTCCTATGGGTGCTTCTACGATTGTCAATGATGCCCTCAAACAGACCTATGGCGGGGAGGACGTAAACTACGCCTTTGACGCCGCCGCTGCCATGCTCGCAGGGACAGTGCTCTCTGCGGCAGGCCTTGGCGCAGGGAAAGCCTTCAACCGACTTGCTTATGGACGCAAGGGAAGCCTCACCGCCCATGTGGCAGAGGTGGCAGACAAAGCAGAAACCAAAGCCTACATGAACGCGGCGGGCATAGACACAAATGTTATCCGCAGTGAAACCGTGAAGGAAATGAAAAAACTTCATGACGCAGAGTACGGAAAGCAGATCGGCTCTAAAATCTATAGCGCGTTGGAGAAGAACGGCAGCGTGATCGCCACCACCTACGAAAAGGCAGTAGCTCTTGTGTCTCGTGTGAGCGGACGCGAACTGCCCCGTGATGCCAAAGCATTCTACGTCCCGAATGAAAACTACACCGTGCTCCTCACGGACAACATCAAAGACCCCGCCCGTGTTGATGCCCTCCTTGCCCATGAGCTTGGCGTCCATGCAGGACTTGAAAAGAGCATCGGCACAGAGAACTTCAACAAACTCATGGAGGATGTCAAAAAGTACATGAACAAGAAGAACCATGTATTCAATGACATTCGCCGCCAGTATGACACACAAGACCCCGAGGAAGTCTTTGCTCACGCGGTAGAGGACGACAAACTCCCTCCGGGCTTTCGCAACCGCATCGGGGGCATCATCAACAAAGCCCTCGGCGAGCGCGGCAGCAGCGTCACCCTTGACAAAGACGACGTGACAAAACTGCTTCTCGCACAGAAACGGGAGGCAGACGCACAACATCTTGGTGTCCATTACAACCCCGATGGCTCGACCGCCTTTGCGGGGATGCGCTTCTCGCGCGACAACCTCCTCAATCCAAAACTCTTTGAGGATCTCTACGAGCTAGACCCCACCGTTACCAAAGAGACACAGGCAGCCCTTGGAACGAATGGGCTTGCACAGGGCGTCGGTAAATTCTTGGAGCAGGGCATCTACGGTCTTATGTCAAACTCCAATTCCAACACCGCCCGCGCCCTTGCAGGACATCTCTTTATGGATGCGCGTGGCAGAGGACTATCTAAGTTGGAAACGCTTTCCGGTGAGGAGCAGAAGGAAGCCATCATCAAACGGCTGGCTGTCCCGTACCTTGGTTACGCCGACGCGCGTCTTACGTGGATGAATGCCAACAAGAAGATTGACCGCCGCAGCGCACAGCTTGCCTTTGACAACATGGCCGTGCGCTACTACAACGCGAAGTACGCAGGGAACAAAGCCACCGCATTGATGGATGTCCCCGAGGAAGTCAAAAAAGCTGCAGAGCACATGCGTCACTATCGGGAAGAACAGATCGACATAGGCAAGCACTCTGCGGACTACTTTGGGGCAAAGACAGACAACCTCATTGAAAAGGAATGGGAAGCCGTTGACGATGAGCTGTGGCGTCAGATTGACGACCACCTCCGCGCGGACTTTCAGGCACACTTCAATTCCTTTGAGGACGCCGCCGACCATCTGCGTGAGTACATCCGCGCAGCCGCGAAGTATGACACCATCAAAGAGGTAATCGAACGCGACGTGCGGATGGAGAACGAACGCATCAAGGCGAAGAACATCGAGCGTACCGCCAAGGGACTGCCCGAAAAGCCGTTAAAAGAAATGCCCGAGCCAACCGATCAGGATGCAAAGGATTGGCTGGAAAAACGCCTCGACGATGAAATCGAAAGCATCCTGCTTCGTGATACGGATGAGATTGCTCCCAATATGATTGGGCGTGTTGGGGAGCTGAACTTTCTGAAACAGCGCATCCCGATGGACACATCTCTCGAAATGAAGATGAACGCAGGAACGCCGAACGAGTTCACCTTCTCCTTTGACAACAACCTCCGCAACTTTGACATGGATGCCATCGTGCAGAAGAACATGCAGCGGTTCGGCGGGGAGATTGCCTTTAAGAACGTCTTTCACACAGAGAAAGAATACCAAGAGGCTATGGCAAAGATTGAGAACGAACTGAGCAAAGCCTCCCGCCTTGGTGATGCCAATAAGAGCGTCCTGAACGAGTACCATGAGATTGAGCACTCCCTCAAAGAACTGCGAGGATGTCGCCCGCGTGAGGACATACTGACAAAAACCACAGCACTGCTGCGTCTTGGCCTGAACACCTCTTATGTCAAGAACGGTGCAAACATGAGCTGGGCGCAGCTTGGTGAGATTGGTGGCACCATCGCCTATGGCGGCCTCCACAACCTCGTCGGTTTCCTCCCCAGTCTCAGTAAACTTGCGCTGAGAGCACGGCAGGGGAAAGTGAGTGCTGAAGAAGCCATGGAGGCAGAACGCTTCCTGTGCGGAGCAGCCCTTGAGGCAGAGACACATACGATCAACTTCCAAGACAGAGCCATCCACGATGCCTTCACCAAAGATGCAGACCGCATTGGTGGGGCACTCGTGCGGATGAGTGACTGGATACACAACTTGGGGAAGGTCACATCGTCCCTCAACATGCTCCCCAAAATGACCGAAAGCATGTACCGCCACTTCCGCACAGGCTACATCACCGACGCCGTCGCCTACGCGCACGGCTTCAAGACATTCAGCAGCGTGCGGAATCCCTTCACCGAGGCAAAGCTAAAAGCCTCCAACATCACCCCCGAAAAGTTCGACAATATCATGGAGAACCTACGGAAATACACGAAGGTTGATGAGAAGGGCAACATCATCGGGAACGACTGGAAAGCGTGGCGTGAGAACGACCCGCAGAGCTACTTCCAATTCTACGGAATGACACAAACCCATGCAGAGCGGGCGATTGTCTCAGGCACAAAACAGGGCAACAAAAACCTTGTCAAAGCCAACAGCTGGATGGCGCGTGTTCTATTGCAGTTCAAAGACTACAACCTGCGTGCCATCAGCGGTCAGACCATGCGTGCCCTCACCGCCCGCGACCTCGACGATGCAATCGCATTCGGCATGTCTATGGCGACGAACACCGCTGCGTTCATGCTGCGTGCGGGCTTTAAGGGTGCCCTCATGTACGCCGCAGGGAACGCCACGGGGGCGAATGACTACCTCAAACAGCAATTTGATGAGGGACAGCTCCTCCGTGTGGCCGCCCTGCGCTCTGCCATGGCATCCCCACTTTCTTTTGTCAATGACATTTACGAGGCAGCATCGGGTGTGCCGACCATCCGCACCACCGTTGACCGCAGCACACGCGCACCGAAAGACCAAGATGCCAAAGACAAATTTGGTAATGCAGTTGCACAGCTGCCAGCCATACAAGAGCTTCTTGCGCCAGTGACAGCGGGTATAGGGGCAGCGGGCTTCATGAGTGGCGAAGGAACGCAAAGAGATGTACGTAGACTATACAATGTATTGCCAATACCGCGCTTTATTCCGTTCATGACCTATATTGACAGCCTTATCAAAAACAGCGGCGTACCGGAAAAACGCCCAAAGACACAATAAGGAGACACAAGCATTATGCAGCATAAAGCAACCATCTTTTATGAGTGGGAGCAGGGGAAGTCGGCATACAACTTCCCTTTTCCCTATCTCAGCAAACAGTTTGTCAAAGTGCGTGTCGATCACGCCAACGCATCCACCCTTCTGGAATACAACCGTGATTACACCATCGAGGGGCAGACCCTCACCCTCACACCCGTACATCCTTTTGTCTCGGGAGCAACGCTCTGCATCTACCGCCAGACCCCCACGGGAAGCCTTGTGGATTTCAGTGACGGCAGCCTCCTGCTCGCCTCCGAACTCGACAAGATGAGCATACAGCTGCTCCATATTACCGAAGAGCAGAATGACATCCTCCACTTAGAAGGGATGTTTGTTAGCGAAGGTGCATGGCAAGCACAAGGAAGGCGTATTAAAAATGTAGCGGCTCCTGTGGAAGCAACCGATGCAGTACATCTTGCCTATCTCGATGGTTTGGGTATTGCTCGGCAAAGTGAGCTGCAGCGCATTGAAACCCTTGTGTCTGAAAAAGAGCGACAGGCAGCAGAGAGTGCAAGGGAGAGTAAAGAAGCCGCGACACAAAGTGCCCAGCAATTCACTCAGACAATCGAGGCACGCTTTCAAACCTTAACAACTCTTTTACAACAGAAACTCTCCGCTGAATACGTCCCACATACACAAGGTGTCGAAATGCTCACCACAATCTCGAATGCAAGCATCGCCATCCTCCAGCGCAGCTGCGCCTATCAGGTCGGCGACATCGCCTATCACAAAGCCCTGCCATCGTGGGCACGTCTTGAGTGTGTGAGGGCAGGTACAACGGGCGCGACACTGCCG